CCGGCCCCATGACTCTATCATAGGCGCGAACATTAAGCTCCACGTCTTTAATGAGCCATTTCTGCTTTATGCTGTACGGAAGGTTCCAGGTACGAAGTAATTCAGCACCTCGAGCGTCTTGCCGCAACGCATGGTAGGCCGGGGAAAGTTCAACCTCCGTATTCATTAATTTCTGGTGCAGCAGCGTAGCCATCTCACGCGCTTTCTCGTGAAAGTCGGGCGCATCCGTTTCTGTAGGATCACCGCTACGTTCGCCTCGAGCAGACCACGTTTGCTGGAAATCACCGTCGAGTGTAGTCAACTCATGCTCAATCTGCGCTTTCATCCTCGCGCGTTCCTCAGGCGTTAGGACTTTTACGGCCGCCTCCTCCAAACGATCTTCGAGGTCCGCTGCTTTAGCGGAACGAGCTTTCACCAGCCTCGTCGCATCAGAGATAACCTCCTCGCGGATCAGCTGAAGTTCGCTAAGCTGTTGATCAAATGCGACGTTCTTACCCTCGACCATTTTAAGTCTGAGCAGCAGATCGTCATACTTAGCCTTGGCCGCTTCAAGAAGTTCAGCAACCTTAGCACGAGAGACTGTGTTGTTTCGTTTGCTCTGGAGCAGCTTGTGCATGTTTGCTTGACGAGCACCAATCGTCTTCACCATTCTTTGTAAAGCTACGTTTACTTTCTTTAGCTCAGCGTCGCTTTGCTTTTGAACAAGCCCTATTTGTAGGTCAACCTTTTCAATTTTTGGAAGTTCGGTACGGAACATACTGGAGATAAGCTCGTCCACTTTGTCTATTTCAAGCTTCAGCTTGGCTGTTTTCTCAGCTGCATCCCCACTAAATTTACGATACGCTTTCGCCGCTTTCATCAGCTCCTTACGGTCATCTTGAAGCTTCTTAACCTCGGGAGTCATATTCTCAGTAAGGTTCTTTTGAGCCTCTTTAAGGGCTTCTTTCGTCCAGTTTTCGTCGCGAGATTGCTTCAACAATTCAAGACGTTGCGACCGAAACTCTTGCCACTCAGGAAGCTCCTCGAGAAACTCAAGGTCGCTTTCAACTTGCGCAAGGCGACTAGAAATCATTTCAGGAGTTAGCTCTGAAACATGCTTCTCAAATTCGAGAGCTCCTTTACGCTTCGCATACCGGAGACGTGCTTTCGCGAAAGCTTCTGTCAAACTCTTTTCGTTGTGTTTCGCTACGTCGTCTAGAAACTCGTTAAAGTTTTTCATCAGAGCTTGCTTGTCGATGATGTGATGGGCGTACTCTTCTATACCGGGGCCGAGATTTTCTTTTGTGAGTTCCTTAAACAGCGGCTTTACGTCTAGGCCGTTTCGAGCAAACTCTTCTAAGTATTGAGTCTGCCGTGCAGTGTAGTTTTCATAAAACTTTTTGAGCGCCGCTACAGAGTCAGCGAAGTCCGGGGAAATTTCACCTGTGTTCAGCGCATCAAATACAGCCGCTTTGTACTGACTGTAGTTAAGCTTTCCTTTCGGCATCCGCCCGAGCATGGACTTAAGCTGCGTAACTGCAGTGGAATTAAAATCGAAACCTTTATCAGTCCCGTGAATGTATTTGTAAAAATTTTTATCAAGTGCGGAGGTGAACTCGTCAATGTATTTGCCGTACCCGCGAATACGCTCGATGACAGTTCCGCCGCTTGCGGAAGGTTCGACTAAATCAAGCCCGGCTTGCTGCAGCCCGGACATATCTAGTTTCGCTATCCCATGACGCAGGGAAGGGAAGAATTTTTGTGTTAGCATTCGGTAACTCGGAGACACACGACCGAGAGTGTCAAGGGCAGCTTGCCTTAAGCGCGATGGTGCCGCTTTAGCCCCGAGAGTATTCCGCGAACGAGGAACCGCCGCACCAACTGACCGGGCGTCGGCAGACGTTGAGGTACGTATGGTCGCTTCATTAGGTGAAAGGGCCATACCTTTATCTCCCAAAGCTTCCCGCGCCCTAGGATCATCCGCCGTTTCCAGCATCGTGTATAGCTGGTCGTCCAGCTTACCTTCTGCTAAAGCCTGCTTCAACTCCGCTTCTTTGTAGATCTGCGTCGAGCCAGCTTTTTGAAAACTATCCACACTACTTTGCGGGATACTAATTTCTGCGCCGTCCTCCGCGTGAAGCGTAATTGCATATTCATTATCCTGAAACCATTTTCCACCAGACCCAGCGGGAACTTTAGAGAAACGGGCGGTTACACCTTGGGCTACCTGGGCTGTTAGGTAGCTTTTTCCATACGCTAGTTGGTCTTCTGGTGTCTTAGCCTGAGCTCGAGTAACCGGGCCGACAGTTAGCGCACGATCCTTGAACGGGATATAGGTTCCGTCAAGATCAGCTTCGTCTAAAAGTTCCTGCACCTGCTCTGGGTCACGTATACCAAGCTCTAGCGCCTCTCGCTTAACGTCAGCTGCTGTTGCTTTCTCTGTCCTAACGACAGTGCTATTACCGGAGGGTACATCAAGCGCGCCAGTTGGAACCTCGGCTCTTTTCTGATTAAACTGCACGTCCTCGATAAGCTTGGAGCGTGCGCGCCCGGAGAGTCCAAGCCACGCTCCACCAAGCATCCCCATCAACAGTGTGTCCATCGCGACGCCAGAGTAAAGCTCCGCTTCAGTTCGCGTCTCTTGGTTCAGGAACAACGCCCCGTTTTGCGCCGTTGCCCCCGCAGCTGCGAGGCTTAGTATCTGCGCGAAACCCTTCGCCCCACGAGCTTGTCCAGCGAAGGGAATAAAAACAGTCGGAGAAAGCATTCCGGCCCCAAGCGCTGCAACGGTTCCACCCCAACCACCAGCGGCGAGAACTTGTTTATCCTGGAGTTCTTTTTGAACTTTTCCAAGAGTGAAGTCAAACTCTGCTTGCGAAGTGGAGGCAGATAGAAGTGGCATATAGTCAAGTGGGAGTTTCCGCTCATTAAATGTGCTCAGGAAGTCGAAAGCGTCATCCGGCGGAAAGACAGGCTTGCTTATGTAGTCAAGCAAGTTAACAACATCGTTCTCAAGGTTGAACGCAGAAGACATTACCTCTTGGAAGGACGGGTTAAGCTCCGGTCCTTTCTCCGCAGAAGGAAGATACAGAGGCTGAAAAAGATCGGTCATTCGTTCATCCTTTGCATTTCATTTGCTACCTCAGTAGCGAGACTCTTTGGAATACGCAGCTCTTTCGCGATAATCATTATCATTGCGTCTCCCGGAGTACCGGCACTTGAAAAACCGTTTAGACGTTTAGACAAACTTTCGTTACTTTCCAGTCTAGACATAAACTCGGTCGCTAAGTTACCAACGTAGATAGAAGGTTCTGTTGTCAAAGCCTCTGGTGCCATATAACCTTGCTCAACAGCCGAAGCTATAGAAGCTTGGCGCTTACGCTCCACTACATCAATCTCACTTATCAGCTTTTCAACCGCTTCAGGTGAAGTGGGAAAGTTTCTCTCGCGCTCAAGTTTCCCCTGGAGCTCCACAAGTTGATCGTTATACGCGTCTACGTAAGACAAGGAGTTAGTTACTTTAGCGTCCTCAGTAGCTACGTCTCTCGAGCGCTTCGCTAATGCGTCACCGCCAAAGCGTCCCGGAAGTATAACAGCCTCGCCGAACTTCCCAACCCCAAGAACTTTATAGGTTGGAAGCGCCCCAGATCGAACCTCTTTATCCGTAACGTCATCTGGGATAAGAACAGCCCCGTCTTTACTCGCGCCAGCTGTGGCGGCAAAATCCGAAATGGCGGAGTATAAAAAGCCAAAGTCCCCATCCGTTGTTGGATAGTATTTTTCAGGTGGATGACGCATAAGCACTGCCGTGTCCTGGATAACTTCTTTACCGGCTGGAAGTAAAGGGTACTTAAACGACGAGCGTGTCTGAGAAATCCCGTACAAAGTATCTAATGAGCTTTGCATATAGGCATCAGCTGCCTCGGCATTTCCATAAATACGGTAGCCGTCCAGATATGCAGCGTTAGCATCAACCATAAGCTGCCCTTCCAACGACGGGTTCATTTTTGTATTCGGGGCGAAGGAGAACCAACTGTCGAAAAGATCGGTTACTTTGTCCGAAGTCGGGTAAGCTTCCGAGAACAGCTTTGAAGCTTCAGTCGTAAGTTGCGTCGGTGTTTTACCTGTCGTCTGCACAACGTCCGTAGCCATTAGATATTTCTCAAACGCTTTATCCGCGTTTGGCTCACGGCTAGCTATATTTTTATACAGCTGCACTTCGGCCACAGTTTCTTTGGAAAAGCCACTCCGGGAAAGGATGCTCGTGTCACCAGCTATCGCCGAGGCAAGAAACGCGAGGGCAGCCGGAGCAGTCTCACGACTACCAAGTGCCGCAGAAAAAGCGTCAACAGAGCCTTCGGGAAACAGACGAGCTTGTCCTACCGCCCATTGGAGTTTTTCATACGATGCTTTATCCCCGGTCGCAATGCCAGCGAAGCTATCTTCACCAAACCATTTACCAAACGCGGAGATCTCAGTCGTAGATAAAGGGTGCCCGGCGGCGAGAGAGTTACCTACTGTCGATACACTTTTCTCAGCAGCTCGGAAGACCTCTTGCCCGGAATTAAACTTCGCCGCCGCTTCCGCATCCCAGTTTGGAGACTGTTTCAGCAAGTCAAGGGCGCCAGGTTGATTACTATACCCAGCATTATAAGCGTCGTTCAGGAACTTCTCACGCTGCAGTTTAAGTTCACTTTGCATAGCAAGCTGTTGTTGCTTAACAGCGTCGGCGGCCGCATTAGCAAACGACATTTTGGTCTCAAGACTTAGGTCATCATAGCGTGGGTCTGACCAAACGTTGGGATTAGTCACAGAGCCTGTTCCGCCTCCAGCAAAACCTTTCTCCCCAGTCATTATTTCAATGAAGGCAGCGTCCCCTAAGGTACCAAGCCCGGCCCACTCCAGATCATTCGGGTTAGCACTTCTAGGTTTCCCGAGAACATCACGAAGAATTACAAGCTGTTGTGGATCGCCCGAAGCGAGAATTTCGCGAAAGGTCGCGCCGGAATAATACTTATTGAATTGAACTTCCGCCCAGTGTAATGCGACTCGGTCCTGCCACTCAGGTGAAAAATTCGGTACAGCTATTCCCGTCGCTCGTTTGTAGGATTTTGAAGCTTCTCTCCAGGTTCCCAAAAGAAATTGATAGCGGCCCGCAGCAGTGCTTTCGCCCGGTGCCTTAGACGACGCCGCTGGATGATCTTCATACCCTTCAAATGAAGTTCCTCCGTTCCACATGTTGTAGGCGGGAGCTTCGTTCTGTGCGATGGCATTAAGAATGGCCCTTTCCTGCGGGAGAAGTCCAGCTGCAACTACGTCGGCTCCACTTGATCCGTCGGAGACTGCACCATAGCCAGCGGCATTTTTTTCAATGACTGTGCTAAACTCAAGCCCTTGAAGGATCGCCCGGCCATTGTCTATGAAGGAAGCTTTATCTGCCTCGGACAATCCGCTACGAGTAACCAGTTCCTCCCAATTAGCTTGAGCGTCCTCAAGACTTACCCCGCCACTTTTAATGCTCGAACCGAGGGTATTAAGACCTTGGTTTAGATTTTTTGTGTCAACAGTATCAAGCAAGGTAAGTTCTTGCGAGAAAGCGGAGCCCACACGAATAGCCCGATCTTGCGCAAGCTTCGCTTTCATTTCCTCTTGAAAACGCGGGGGAACAGTTTTTAGGAAAGCGGCTTCTCGCTCCGCGAGCATGGTATCGTAGTCACGAGTCAAACCGGCTGGAGACGCAGAGCGTGCCCGAGAAAACTCGGTAAACTCTTTTGCGGAGTCTTGTTGGTAACGAAGAAACTGTGTGTCCAGCTCAAGGCCCTTGGAAGCCTGAGCACGCCTATCATACACGGCAGCAATTTCTTCCTTGGACTTTAGATAGCCAAGACCAGTTTGCGCAAGCCTACTTACAGCTTCGCCGAGGCCGCCCACCGCTTCACTTGCAATTTGGCTAGATTGACCAGAGATTAGTTGAGGCTGTAGCCCGCCACTAGCACGAACAGTTCCTATAGCCATTGTGACGCCCCCATGTAACTTGGCGAAGTGAGAGCCAAGCGGCTTTTGTTATACTCATTCACCATTGTTGCACCAGAAAGATAAGACGTGCCAGCGCCAAGTACGGAACTAAACAAACTTAACTTACTTGCTTTTTTCAAAGCTTTCGCTTCCGCTCGCATAGAACTTTCTTGGCGCTTTGTGTTCTCAAGCTGCACATCGCGCTTCAACCCTAGTCGCTCACGATCTCGCGTGGCTAGACTTTCCGCCCCGGCACGTTTAAGAAGAAGCGAGCCAGTGGAAGAGTTAATTCCGCTCGCGTCCATCTGAGCTACCATCGCGGCAATTTCAGCTCGGGCCGATTGATCTTGGTCGGCAATGTCTTGATTAGCAGCAAATACTTCCCGCTCTGCTTGCTGTTTAAGCAAATCAGCATTTTGCGTTGCTATAGCAGATTGGTACTGCGCGTTTTGATATTGTGCAACCCCGCCTAGGAGCGCGGAGCCTGCCATTAGATACGGGGCTAGTGGGGCTAGGGCGGCCATTATATACTCCTAGTGTATAGTTTGCGCTCGAACTCTTCAGACAATTCTTTGAAACCGAGGAACAAAAGCAATGCTTGGTTTCTTGGCTCAGTAAGCTCAGCTTCGGCGTAGACAGTCGGGGCGTTAATAAGGTATTGAAACTCAGTAACTAACGCCGGGGCTTTTCGCAAATTCTTTACGCCCCCACGTACAGTTTGCCCCCAAAGAACCGGGGGCGTAAGAAAGCTTCTACGCATAACCCCTATCAACATTATTTCTGGGTACAACCATATAGAAGTTGTAAGGTGTGCAACCGCCCTCGGTGCCGCTACTTCTACTTGCTTCCACATTCACTCCCCCACGTCGAGGTCAAAAGTGAAACCGATTATTCCGGCAGCAAGCGGATACTTCTGCTCGAAGCATATCTGAGCATCTAAATCCCAGCCGCCACTACCCCAAAGATCAACTAAGGTTAGCTCGGTAAAAGTCTCGAGTGGATTATCCCAGGCTTCATCGCGACGAGACGGGAGTTCTTCTAGGGTTTCATAGGAGGTACCAAGAGCGAGTCCTCTAGTCCGAAGCTGCCGGAGTGCAATGCTGCGGAGGCTCATTGGAAATCCGCCCAGGACGTAGTTTGGAAGTGACAATGGTAGAGTTTTAGCCCTGGATGAATAGCCTAGCCCCGCAAGAATATAGGCTGACTCGTTCACTACAGAGACTTCTCCGCCTACTACCACAGCGTCATAACTTGCGTCGCCATCGTTAAAAACACTTACTGTTTCCCCTTCTAACCACCAGAGACCCTGAAGGCTGGACACTGTAGTATTATAACCCCATGCTCCCGCAGCCACAGTGACTTGGTTCTTTTGGTACTGGGCACTAATGACCGGAAGTCGCATCACGGCGAGAGTCAACGAAGCCCCTACAGTATCCACACGGAACATACCTCCGGAGATGTAGATAACTTGATCTACAGCTGCCCACGAAAGATCAGACGCGTCGAGAGTCCAAACGGCGTTTTCGTTCGTGTCTCGGTCTCGTGTAAGAGTAGCGGAGAATGCCGGCCTAATTAAAGACCGCGCGGCTCCAGCATCTACGTACCACATGGAGTCGTAATCTTTATCAAAACGGGGCTTTTCCCGCTCGAGAAAAAGAACCTCCGTCCCGTTGATATTGCGAGTTACTGTTTGGTAAGTGAGATCGTAGTTACTTTCCCGAGCAACCTGGATACTTTGATAGCGTCCTTTAGTCCTGTACCGTGACCAGCCGTATACTTCCAGATTTCTTTCGTACGTAAGTTCCGCCCGCTGCCCGTCCTCCCGCACAAAGTGCAGGAGTTTATGTGGCTCAGGGGCCCAAGCATTTGAGATAGCTTGATTTTCTGGTCCGAAGAGATGCGTGGACAAAACGAGAATGTCCTGCATTTTGAAGCTATTGGTGTACTCTGTATAGACCATCTGGTTCAGTTCACTGAACAACGAGGTCATAAATAAAACATCCATGTTAATTGCGATAGGGTCGAGGTCGCTTACGCTGACATATCCTTGCCGCTCAGCGAGCGCCGAGGTCGCTGTAATCGCAACGTCGTCGCCTCCACGAAGCTGGGTTATCCCGTCCTCCGTGAAAAGCATGAGGCCGTAGCGAAGGGCAAGCATATGCTTAATCGGTCTTTCGCTCTCAGCGTCGATCGTGTAGCTATAACTATCCGTGGCGACGGGTGGGAAGGAGACACTAAACTTCCCCTTGTCGTTTGCGAGGGAACCAACTACGGTAAGCGGCTCCAATGCAAGGCCAGCGTAAACTCCGCGTTGCTGAAATCGTGCATAAACAGCTGGATAGTTTCCGCCAGTGAAAAAGTTTATCGGGGTCGGAAGTGTTTTTGTGTTGTCTGCGGTTATATTCCGGTCTACAAAGGTTAAACCTGTTGTGTAGCCGACGTAACCGAGCTGAGCTCCAGCGGGATAAGCAGTTGGATATACTAGCGATCTATAGACATTGTAACGAGTTGCCCCGGCGACAGCAGACCAGCTAAGTGTAAAGTGCCCAGTGGTTGTAGTGTAGTTAACGATTGAGTTTGTGATTAGCTCAACCGACGAAGCAGACTCAACTCCGTCGACAACCGCTGTCACTGCGAACCCTACAGAAGCAGCACCAGCTCCCGAGGGCGTTCCGACAAGCCCGGTAGGGGCTGGGGGTAGAGAGTTTGAAAAAGTTGTAAGCGCCCACGAGGTATCCGTGATACGCTCGATAAACGTAGGAAGCCGTGTGTCGCGTGTAACAACGAGTTTTTTCGCGTCTTGATAAACTTTAATTTCTGCCAAATCCGCGTCACTGAAAGTAGTTGTTAGTTCGTAAACAGGCGCCCATTGAACCGAACCGTTCGGAACAACCTGCCCGATAGGAGAGGTAATCGTGAAGGTGCCAGCGGTTCTCGCCGTTACAGAAAAATACCCACGAAAAATACCATCATCCACCCAGACAAGTTGACCTACAACGAGGGTGTTCGCGGCGGTTACTACACCCGCCGCGATAGTCCCGGCAGCGTCAGCCGCTGAATGAAGAAACTTTCCGTCTTTAAGAACACGCATTTTATTGAGCGTGAAGAAGATGGTAAGGTCATAACTCTTCGTTCTAAACCGCGCGAACTTATGTGGCTGGACAGCGAGCATAGAAATAAATTCGGTGCCCGCTCGATTAAGCAGACCGCCATGATAGTCGATGAAAAAGTTTTCCACTTCGGCTAGGGCCAAGGGATATTTTTGCAGGTCGAGGCGACCGTAGAAAGCTGGAGAAACTTCTCCCACAATAAAAGCAAAGGTTTGATTTTTCTGCGTCACTGAACCAAACTCCCTACGCGGAAGGTGGTCGTGGGATAATAGAAGCGGGCAGAGACCCTTGGAACAGCGAAGCCAGTTCCCTCATAAAATGAGGGAATGGAGTCGTAATAAGTATCGTCGCTATTTGCGATGCCTGCGGCGGCTGCGCTGATAAGTTCAAGAACTTGATTTTCCAGCTTTTGCGTAACCGCCATTTTCCCGGTCTTACTCATGTTTATGCAAGCGGCGAGAGCCCAAACAACACAGCGGTACAAGTCAGGCTCCCACTTAATCGGAACCGGATCGTCAATCGTGTAGTTGAGAATGGCGAGCTCAGTGTTGGAAAAAATTAGATTTTCCGCCCCGACCCTGCCGAGTTGAAAGCGTGAAAAATCCTCCATGTACTGGGGCAAAAGCATATCTGGCGGATAAGCGTAAGAATACAAAAATCCAGGTGCTGGATCGGTGTTGGCCCAAGGAAGATTTTCATCCCGAACTTTCGCGAGAGATAGACGCTGTATGCCACGGACACTTGGCCAGTGCACTGCTGTCATAACCGCTTGTCGGGCCACTGGGTACCAAAGGCTTAGAAGATCAGTGGCACGAGTGCTTGTCTCTGGGTCCGTCACAACTGGATCACTTCCAACCGCGGAAAGTGCTTGGTTGTAAAGGTTCCGAAGATTTTGCATAGCGGACTCCGAATGTGAGGGTAGCGGAGGACCAAAGCCCCCCGCCAATTATTTTACTCTTCCGATTCGTCTTCGGCTTCCACCGCTGCTTCGGCTTGGTTGAGAATCCGAGCCGATTGCGGGACCAAGCCAGCTTCGAGTTGAACAACGCCGGGCAAATGCAGTACGTTGTTCACATCGTAATGTGGACGAAGAAGGCGGACCCAGACTTTTCCGGGTTCAGCCGGAGTACCGAGAATAGCTTTGTCTTCTTTCTCGGCGGCCAATTTAGTCGCTTCGTCATCCCGTTTGAGATGTGCCGCAAGGGAGGTTGGTTTAGCCATGGCTTACCTATTCCCTTGTGCGGGATATGCACGATAGCGACGAGTATCAGCGACGAAATCTACTGACAAAGTACCGCCAGTAAACACGGCTGTTCCGACAATCAAGCGCCAAGCCAGATACCGCTCGAACAAATCGGAGTCCGGGACGGGCACGAAAAGATCACTTTTCACAGTTTGCGCCAATGTATAAACCGGGCTAGAGAAAAGTGTCGTTGGGGACGAGAGCGCCGCATTGTCGTCCGTGACGAGGATAAGCTGGGCAGTCGCAGCGCCACCGGAAGTACCACCACGGAAGTTAATATCCCAGCCGGGGCCGAAGGATTTGGCAAGCAGCCCATGGTTCCGCGCGGCACCAAGGTCCATTACACCAGCTTGTCCAGACCCCGGAAGGACTAGAGTAGTAGTCGCTACGGCAAAGCCACTGAGAGCGACTTTATACGCTGGCGACAGAAGTTTGTCAACAATCATGGGAGTGTCTCCTTACACCACACGAGCTTCATCAACACGCATTACGTCCATGCGGCGAATTGGGATTTCTTGGAAGCTGTCAACTTTTTTACCACCAACCTCCATTATTTGCAGGGTCGAGTTTTTCACAACATTCGGAAGTTGCTGACGCAACGCTGTCTTGAACGAGCGGTCCATGTAGAAAACAGGGCGGCAGTTTTCCAACGACGGAATGTACTCCATCGCTTGGAACATCAGCTTCGGCAGGTTAGCTCCGGTGTAGCCAGTGATGGTCGGATCATCGCCCAGCAGACTCCGGTCAATGTTCGCGATCCGAACTACGTAGCGGTAGTCCTGAACAACCAGCCCCAAGTCCCACCGATAGTGCGTACGGTACGCTTGGAAGTAACCTGTAGAAAGGTTATCCGCCGTGCGACCAAGGGCCGTGACCTCACCCAGATCTTTAACCGCGAGACCCGCCTTCGAGCCTTTCGGGAAAATACCATAGATGGTGTTGGGTGCCCAGCCTACCAGCAAGATGCTTCCGTTATCAGTGCCAGTTCCGCCAGCGTCGATAACTTGCTGGGCAGTACCGGTTGTACCGACTGCGGCAAAGTGCGGCATGATGCCAGTGATGGCTTCGGGAGTGTTGTCTTCGCTTTCGTATACAAGCGAGGTCGCGACTTTCTGGTTGAAACCCTCGATGTGAGCGGCGTCTTCCTGCATACGGAAACGAGTCGTATTTCCGTTAAGGTCGGCCATAGCTTTATCAACTTCGGCATAGTCTTCCAGCATCCCGGTGGACGCGGTAACTTGCGCACGGGTGCTTTTGGTCGGCTGAACGCCTTGGTACAGACGGCGCCAGACAGGGGAAGGCAGGCCAGTCCTGATGGTGAAGCGATGACCAGTTAGAAGGTTTCCCTCCATGAAGGTCATCTCAGCGTACATTTGGTTGGTCTGGTGCAGTAGTTCGCCGAGGTCTGTTACGGCGTCGTCCGGCCCGAGGGCCTGCAGAAAATCTGCAAGGGTCGGGTTGAATGGAACGTCAGGGAACAACATTGGTTAGTTTCTCCAAGTTAGGATTTATTAGTGGAAGTGTAGATGTTGTCGCCCAATTTTCTGGCCGACGCCGCCTTTCCTGCCCCAACTACCGCAGCACCCTCGAAGTGAGGGGATGCGAGTCGGTGCAGGATTTGCAGAATTGCAGGGTTATTTCCAGCGCCTGTAAGGTCGATCGCCTTGAAAAACTCTTCCCCGGCTCCAACGGAGATAAGGGCCTGCATTACTTTCCCCGCTTCTGCCTCGGGGTTCTCTTTGTACTCTGGCAAGGTTTTAATTTGATCCCGCCAGTCTTGGTTCATTTTAGTGTAGGCTTCGAGATTGGCCTGCTTAACTTGGGCCGCAATACTTTCGGTAGCTGTTTTAAGCGCCGAGGTATGAAGGTCCATGAACTTTTGCCCGCGCTCCTGCGGGGTTAGTTTGTCATCGGAGATAAGATCAGCGAAAGCCTTTCCCGCTTCATTGTCGAGGGTAAAGCCCTCGGGAAGAGTGACAGCGGTGAGATCGAAGGCGGGAGGAGCTTCCTCCCCTGCGTCCGTTTTCGCCTCCCCGTCTTTCTCTGTCGCAGCGGCTCCTTCTCCCTCTGCATCGCCAGCCTTCTCCGTTAGGAAAGTGGCGGGAGAAGGAGTCTCTACGCTTGCAGCAGCGGCCCCTTCTCCCGTAGCCGCTGCAGGGTCCAGAGCGTCAGCAGCGGCGCCACCTCCATCGCCCACACCTTCGGGGGTATAGAAGGGAGCGAATTTCGTCCATTTATTTTTCATCTTGTGCAAGCTCCTCAAGCATTAGAGCGGGGACCAAACGTGGCGCCACCGAGGTTAAGATGTTGGCAAATTCCAAGCCCGCTGCTTGGATGCCTTGGTTGTACCCATTCTGGACTGGGCTAAGATCGAAGACTGAAGATGGAGGAAGCACACGGCAAAACGATAGGAAGTACCGCACCAAAGCTCTAAGGTGCTTATCCTCCTCAATCGAACGGACTGCAAATTGCAAATGCGCTTCGAGGGAAAGTTCCTCAGTTTGCACTGTTGAGTCGTCAGCCATACTTTATCTTCCTCCTTCTACGAGCCTAGCACATTCGCCCCACGGCGTCAACCCGCCCCTATCCGAGGAGCGATTGAACCGCATTCATACCTCCGCCAACATCTACGTTCCCGAGGCTTTGCCCGGCGGCACCAAAGTTTTTCGCTACCTCGGATGTTTGAAGAAGTTGAGCCATTTCGTTCTGCGGTGTGACAGCCTCCTGAACTTTTTCGTCCTCGTTGAGAGCGCTCGGGCGAACACCAAGACCCTCAGCGTATTGCTTGACAATATCGAGGATATTAACTTTAGGCTGCGCTTCGGGCCAAGCCGGGATAATTTGTCCGATGAAGGCTGTGAAACGCTCTAGAGTTGCAACGTCACTTGCTTTCTGAACATCAGACAGAATGTTAGAAAATTCTATCTGGGCTCCTTCGGCGTCAGGCAATTCGGGAACCAGCTTTTTTCGCGCGCATATCCCGTATACACGCTTAACGACTACTCCAATGTCATCGAGATAGCTTCGGTGAAGAACCGGGCCAAGCACAACCAGCTTTTCCTCTCTACGAGCGTCTATCTCGGTGGCGCTACGAACGGTCTCGAGACTTGAGATCATGTCGAAGAGGTAGTTAAAGAGTCCGTCTTTGATCGCCTGAACAATACGCTGCCGCTTTATCTCAAGCTCTTGGAAGGGCATTGTTACTGTATAGACTGGACGTGCCCCGTTTTGTTGGCTTAGGTCATTTGTATATGTGATGCCGTTAGCGCCGAACGCCTTGGGTTTATTGCGCATGGAGGTATGGGCAAGGATCGGCGGGGCCAGCATTTTGTCAAGTCCTTGGTCGGACTTATACTCCAGGTTCTGTAGCTGCACAGCTTTACCCATGACAGCCAGAGTTGGCGGAACACCATAGGTACAGTTATCCGGGCAAGACCAACGAAGCACAGCCACTGGCCATTCATGTAGCGGGCGCTTCGCTAGATACGGTGGAGCCTCACTGATAGAAGCGGAAAACCAATACAGTTCACGGTACGGATGGTTGGTCAGGAGAAGACCATCTCCCGGAAAATTTTCCTCAATCAAATGTGAAACCACGTACAAGGTGCGAGACTGGGCGCCGCCCGCTTTCGCTCGCATCACAATATCTTTTGTGAGCGCCTTCTCCCCGAACTCTTCAAGAAGGTCTGCCGCTGTCATACGAAACTCACGGGAAAATTTAATAATTCGATTTGAGCTGTCAGTGGTGAGAGCATAGGAACCCGGCGGGCACACAGTGAATTTACAGACGTAATCTCTGTCCTCGTAACACAGCAACGCGCCCGTGCCGATACCGCAGCCGTCGTAAACTTGCTCAGCCCGGCTGTCGTAATAATTAGTCCCGGCGAGAACTTCGAGGATTTTAGTCCGAATGGCTGAGTATGCCGGACTTGCCCCGTTATCACCCTCTTCGTAGGGCTTTGTTCCGGGCTTTTTAATATTCACCCACTTACGGGCAGGCGACGTGACCCCGTTCATAAATCCCGCTGCAAGAACAATAAGCGCCAGTGCCGGCTCGCCGTCGAGAAGTTTCGGATTGACAATCCGATCAGGGTCTTGCGGGGAGAGAGCAGTAGTGCTTAGGAGGTTCGCGTAGAGGAAAGGGTAAAAGCTTTCGTTAAGCTTTCTCCACACGTGAACCCATTTTTGCTGCTCGGTTTTAGCGGTCGTAAGGGTATCACGACTCCGCTTTACATGCTCGTAATCTTTGTCCTTATTAATCATTTATCCCTCCGAGTAGGCACACTGGTCGCTTTGTTAATTGCTACACCGGGAGCTACTGCTCCGGGGGCCGAACCTGGCGCAAAGTTTCGCGTAACTTGCTGCCTTCCACGAGCGCCAGAGTATAGGCGTCCTAGGAAAGAGTTACCAGAAGCTTCGCCCTGATCCCCGTAGAAGCTAGCTGCGGTAGAGGCATACGGAAGGTTAATTTTTTCCGGAGTCGGCGCCTTTTTCATTTTGTCACCTGTATTGGGTTGTATTTAGAAGAGGTTACCGCTGCGTAAGGATTAACGTCAGCGTAGCTGGCTGCATGGTCTTCGATCGGAGGCTCTCCATTATTTGCCGCGTTTGGATGCGCAAAGGCTTCTTCGAGGTAAGGGTAGGCGAAAGTAATCGCCAGAGCGTCCGCGTCGTCCGGTGAGATACCGAGACGACGACGAAGGTCTTTTTTACTCTCAAGCTGAAGCTTAACGTCTTGGGCGAACGTGTAGGTAGCGGCGGTAAGTTGAGCGGAGAGGCCTTTATCTTCAGCTTTCTTATCGTCTGGCGGTAGGCACCCACCTTTCTTAATCCAGGTTCGTGCGCGTCCGTACATTTCGGCGCGTTTGTTAAGATACTTCTCTTGGGACTCGTTATCCGGCGTATTAGAAAAGTCCACCCCGTAAACATTGATTTCCATAAGTTCAAGCTGGTCAAAAACACCACCGCCAATACCACCCGTGTCTACAATGAGAGCGGCGCAGTTATTACGCATGTAATGCTCAAACGCCCAACGGGCAACAGCTACAGTGTTTTGCCCGTTGATACTCTGCCACGGACGGGATGCCGCGTCACGACCTTGCCGGAAACACAGAACGGAGTTATCTGGCCCGTAGCGGGCCACGTCCAAGCCGCCGATGACTGGGAGGAACTCTTGCCC